TCCGTAAGCCAATACCATGTCATTTATATCTTTTTTATCTATTTCGGACGGCCAGATTACTACATTTCGTCCAGCTTGGATGTATTTTTCAATTAGTGAAACAATTTCTAAATTTCTTGGTTCATTATCAAAAATAAAAACAACCTTTGTCTTTTTCAATTTTTCAGGTAATTCAGCCAACCATCCCGCCCCTTGCATTGCAATTCCATTTGGTATGAACATGGAATCAATTGGGCCTTCAGTAACATACACCGTTTCACGGGTGTCTATCTTATCTAGATTGTACCAGAGACGGTCTTCGCCTTCTCGTTTTAAAGTGATATAACGAATCGCTTGGCCAGTTGGGTCAAGAGAGCGACCTTGAACTCCGATAAGCTCCCCAAAATCGTTATAGAATGGTATGACGAGTCTGGGTTCTTTGGTCCCCTGACGATCAAAGGAATGCATGACTTTTCCAAAGTCAGTGCAATAATAAAAGTTGCAATATTTTTCTTTAGGTATTTCTCTAGACTTAACATATTTTATCGCCGTGTGATCATCATTGAGTAAGTCAAGCCTTGTTCCGAGATCAGTAAACACTGGTTGGCGGGCAACTTCCTGTTTCGATCCAATTTCTCTCGGATTCTCATCTTTAAATTTTTCAAACGCATATTCTTTTGCGAGTGAAGGGCTAACAGTTTCAAGTACGCCATATACACCGCAAGAAAAACCGCAATTGTGGCATTTGTAAACATAGCTTCCTTTATGCTCAAAGAAGTATCCCCTTGTCTTGGACTTGTTCTTCTGAGAGTCGCCACATTTAAAACATCTACATGTGGCTAAAGTATCTTTTTTCCACTTAAATTTTTCAAGTGAACTTGATATTAAATTAACAAATTTCTTATCAATATATAGATTCATTTGGCGTCTTCAAATGTCCAGTTAATGGCCTTGTTCTTCTTCTTTCCAAATTTTGGATTGAATCCCTGACCATCAGCACCAGAACCAAATCCTTCTTCCTCAGTTTGATTTGCATTGATAAGATTGCTATTTGTATTGTCTACATCGAAGAATTTCATCTTTGACTTATTTACACCCACCAAGAACTTTCTGTTCTTGGTAGTATCATTTCCACGATTCTTCAATTGCTTGACCATGAGTTGTCCTGCTTCTGCAAGTTCTTCATTTTCAATCAGCGCAAAGAAGAAATCAGCAGTTTGGGGAAGACCAAAGCTTTCTGATGTATCTGTCATCTCCATGTCACTGCTCTTGGCACCTTCACGATTTACCTGTGTTGCTGTCCATAGAGGAATGTTATATTGCTTTGCCATACCTCTTAGTTCTTCTGCAATACCTTTGACATAAGTGTAGCTATTCATGCCATTGCCAAGTTTAAACCGTGCACACGAACAGATGTTCAAATAATCAACAAAGATTACATCGGGAGTAAACTTCTTTTTGATTTTCAATTCCTCAAGAAGATTTCTAAAGTGTGTGACATTTGCAGCAGCAGTTGGATACTCCTTGATAATCAATTTACCTCGGCATGTTCTTTTTAAATTTTCAACCTTTGCTTCATATTGATCCAATGGCATTTGTTCAAGAATGTGCATATCACTATCCAATAGATTTGCATCTATTCTTTTGGCAATCTCTTCTTCGGCCATCTCTAATGTAATATACAGAACATTCAAATTTTGAGATAAACATGCTGCAGCATGATGGCATAGAAAGGCACTTTTACCTACACCAGATGCTGCCATAACTACATTAAGAGTTTTCTTGCGAGTACCACCACGCGTAATCTTGTTAAACATCTCAAGATCAAATGGTACTTTCTCTTCTATCCTGTGGTAATACTCGTATCGTTCATCAACATCTTCCAAAAAGTCATGGCCAACTCTAGTATCAAAAGAAACAGAAAGAGCCTTTGACATGATTTCAGGAATAGCATTCTGAGTTCTTTCCTTGTCCTTGCCTTCAATAATTCCAATGGATGCCATGATGCCATTGTAAATTGCCTTTTCCTTGCAGAACTTTTCTGTTTGTTCAACTAACCACGTTGTATCTGACTTCTCACCCTCTTTGTACATCTCATCCGTAATCGATGTGCATTTCTTGAATTCAACTTCACTCAGAGACTTTTCATCTCCTAATGAGATTAAAACAGCATCCTTTGTTGGTATGTTGTTGTACTTGAGAATGAACTTACCAACAATCCCGAAGATTATCTTTTCGGACTTGTCATGAAAATATTCCTCTTGGAGGAATGGTACGACTTTGCGAGCATAGTCCTCATTGAGGACCAAGTTCTTTAAAATTACTGATTCCATATTTTAATTATACACTTATTAATTCAAAAGTCCAACATCAATCCTGATGAACATCGTCTTCTAGATCAACTGGTTCTTGCTCAATTCCATCTTCAACAATTTGAGAAAAAATTTCTCCAACAGTATTTGTGAATGTTTCTTCATTCTGATTAAAATTGTCCGGAGATTTAATCATTTCGATATCCATTGTTACTTTTAATTCTCCAGATTCAGTTTCTTCTAAAGAAATTTTTCCATAACGGTATACAATACCTTTGTATATACCCTCTATAATTTCTATGGGGCAATTAGATGTTATGTCTGAACTTAGTTCTGGTGAATACTTGAACTTAGGTGCCTTGACCATATTTGAAATCCTTTTGAATTGCTGCATCCAATTTATCTAGGATATCTTTAGTGTAATATTTTTCAGGTTCATCATCGATATTTTTTTCAAATACTTTAGTTCCATCAGGGAGTTCTATTCTGGTAGATACTTTCTTGAAAATGTTATATTTCATTGCTAAATCTGTAAGTCCATAATATCTACTCAAACCTGAAGTATAATTGAGTCGTGTTTCAACTTGCATATTCTCTTTTACAAATCTGTTTTTATAATTTGTGCATTTAATAAAATTACCAACAACACCTTCATCAGTTTTATCTTTGCTCTTAGATAGAGTAAGAATATTGCTTGCTGCATATTTCAAACCAATGCCACCACCAAGTTCTTTTGTTGGAACATATGCACCGATTACTTGATAAGTATGATTTGTAAGCAACATGGGAATCTTTGCTTTCCCAAGCTTTAGCGTTAGAACACGAAATGCAGCTTTGGTTTGTTGTGCTTTTGTCATATCTCTGACATTTTTACCTTCTGCAGAATCTGTCATTTCTTTTTCTGTAGACAACATACCAAGAGAATCAAGAATCATAAAGATTGGTTTTCTGTCTTCCTCCGGTTGTTCAAGTATGTCATTTACAATCTTTAATGCTTGGGTTTTAAATTCCTCAATGGTTGATACAGGAACAACTGCAATTCTTTCTGTATCAATGCCTCTTTGTTCGAACATAGATCTGGTTACTGCTTGTTCGGTATCAAAATAAATTACAACACCATCTTTATGATCTTTCAAGAATTGAGTTGCAATACCGATTGCATAATAAGTTTTTCCTGTTGCAGGATCACCTGCTAAACAAGAAATTTTATTGTTTGGCAGACCCCCATAAATTGAACCAGACAGCAATGCATTCAATGCATAACAACCAGTGTCAATAAAACCTGTAACATCAGATCCTTCAAGACCTTCTGATACAATAGATGCGTCTGGGTTATTTATTTTTCCGATTAGACTTTTTAGATACTTTGACATTATTTTCCTTTACATACAAAATACAACCAGCGACACCTTCAGGAGTGTCGTGAACAATCTTGATAGACTCAATGATTACATCATCTTTAACATCAAGTAGTCGGTCACCAACGATAAAGCATGGCCCACCTTCAAAATCGAATAGACCATCGCCAAAGCGAGAATACATTGACCTACCTTCGACTTTGTAAGATCCGTCCTCAAGAAGTGTGATAATTCTTTCATCACCATATCTAGATTTGATTTTTTTTACCATATCTTAACATTCCTCCATCATGGCACGCATCGTTTCCAATTCTTTTTTGAGTTCTTCCAACTCTTCAGTCAACTCGGCAATCTTTTCATCTTTCTCTTTTAGAGAGTCTTTTATTGCTTGAGGAATGGTTGAAGTTGGTCTTTCAGGAATATGAAAAGGATGATCTTTATTAAAATAAATTTTATTAATTTTTGGTGTTTGATATTGTTTATAGATTTCTTTCATTGCTTTTCTATATTCTACATCATACGAAGAATGATTCAAGTGAGACTTGTGCATTTAATTTCCAATTTATTGCCTGTAAAATATTATCCAATGGCTCTCCAAAAGTTTTTTCAAATTGCTTCTTGCGATTAATGTACTTCTCAAGATCAAATTCTTTGGGAGGACTGTTAATGAAACCCATGACAGCATCTTTGCCTGCCATTCCATAGGGATTTGGAATCTTGACAAACACAAACTTCATCTTGTCATTTTCCTTGATTGCTGCATACTGCTTGTCGATCCCAATCTTCTTGCTGTAACTATTGTAAAGCAATGCTGCCTTGGTTGCAATTGGTGTTCCAGTTTGATAAATCTTTGTATTGTCAGAATATTTGTTGATTCCCTTGACTCCCCGAGGAGCTGCGACATCAGATATAGGAAGCACCATAAATTCATCATAGAATTCATTCACATATTGTCGCAGCTCCTCTGGGGTTTTGGTCAAGATGATCTTGATACAATCTTTTAGTTTCTTTCGAACGATTGCTGGTGTGCTACTTCGTGCAGTCTCTAGACCCATGATTTTTAGTTTGGGTTCTTCAAACCGAATCCCTTCAAGATCCTGCACAAGCAAGGCATAGCGTTTCTTAGCAATGAACATTCCAGCGGAAGCAATTGCTTCTCGCTTGAAAAAGATCTTGTTTTCCGAGCAATTCAATGTCTTAGTAAGAAGATCCATTTCCTTCTTGAGTTCTGGTTGAATTTTTTGTTCACAGATTTTGTCAACAAAATCAGTGATGTCCGTAATTTTCGTCTTTTGCTGTATCTGTGTTACAATTTCATCCAAGTTCAGATAAACTGAATCTGTATCAACTGCTAGAACATAATCTTTATCATTATTCTTTGTAAGATGACGAATATACCCATTCATGGCATTTTCTGCCGTCCGAATAATTACCTGTCCTGTAACCGTCACGGCGGTCGCCAATTCAGGGGATGAATAAATGAATGCAGGATTTCCTAAGCAACCATAAAGACTGTTTGCCAAAATTTTCTTGACTGATTGGCGGATCTTCAATGCTGCAATGCGTGGAAGCAGCTTAATATCCTTGGAATTCTCATATTCCTTTTCCAACTCCAACATCTTATTCTTGGCTTCCTTTCTCTGATTGAATGTGCGCTCAATCAAAATAGGAATGAATCCACGAATGTTATTCGTGAACATTGATCCATTGCATGACAGACAAGCATTTTGTTTTGATGCTTCTTCAACCAAAAAAGGAATTTGTTTTTTCTTGCTTCTCAAAAAATCATCTGCACTTAGAGATGCATCTTTCTTAATACAAGTCTCGGGAGAAATATTCCATCCCATAATAATGCTTGGATATAGGCTTGTGGCATCGAAACTAACTACATTCTTGTACAGACCCGGTGCGACATCCTTGACATATGCACCGACAAACTGATCATCCTTTGCATACGAAGTCTGTATTGGTGGAATTATGTCCTTGCGAAGAAGATAATCACAGCAGATTGTTCCCCATATTCTTGTAGCAAAAAATACAACATCAAAGGGGATCTTGGCTTCATATGCAATAGAAACAGCCAAGTCAATCAGTCTAAGTTTGTTGTCTAGTTTTTCAACCAGTTCAACATCCTGAATATTATATTCTGCAAATCTCTGAAAGTCTTTGGTGTAGAATTCACGCAACGAACCATATTCAGCATAATCCAGTTTCTGTTCATCCAACTCTGCTTTAGCAATAAAGTTTAGTGCATAACTCTCTTGGCTTGTCCCCGAAAACTTCTTGTAGAGATCCATGTAGTCAAGAGTGGTGTATCCGGGAAACTCAAACAATCGGTAGTCTGTTCCACCAATATTGGTTTCACGCTCTTTCATTAGATTGAAAGGAAGCCAAGACTGAATCTCTTTGTCATCAAAGAACAAACGAGCCCTGCCAATGATATATGGAATATCGAAGAGTTTGACATTCCATCCCGTAAGTACATCAATGTCTTCCTTGCGAAGCAACTCAAAGAACTTTTGAATCAATTCCTTCTCGGACGAAACTAGAATAAGTTTGCAGTTTGGAATGGAAACTTGCTTCTCTGTAATGGCATAGTTGACACCAGAGATTCTAACCCCGATGATATTAATCTTCTCATTTGGATTGCGAAGATCCGGAAAACCCCCTTCAGTCTCAGTCTCAATGTCAAAGTAGGCTATCTTGATTTGGGAAAGATCGTATACCACCTCACTCTCGTAAGTCTCCAAGAGATATTGAGTGACGAA